CCAATCTCCATGGAAACGCCAATCGGCGACGATGAAGATTCGCATCTGGGTGATTTCATCGAGGATACCACCCTCGAGCTGCCACTGGATTCTGCAACGTCTGAAAGCCTGCGTAACGCAACGCACGACGTTCTGGCTGGCCTGACAGCGCGTGAAGCGAAAGTCCTGCGTATGCGTTTCGGTATCGACATGAATACCGACCACACGCTGGAAGAAGTGGGTAAACAGTTCGACGTAACCCGCGAACGTATCCGTCAGATCGAAGCGAAGGCATTGCGCAAACTGCGCCACCCAAGCCGCTCTGAAGTGCTGCGTAGCTTCCTGGACGACTAATCACATCGCCCTGCTAAAAAACCCTCCTCGCGAGGGTTTTTTTATGCCCGCACGTTAATAATAGGTGGGCGTAATATAAGAAATGGGAAGTATAAGAGTTTGATTAGGCTTTGATTATAAAACCAGCAGATGTCACGTAATGACTGGAATGAAGCCCAAAGTTACATTATAATCCTTCGCCACGGCCCCTTAGCTCAGTTGGTTAGAGCAGGCGACTCATAATCGCTTGGTCGCTGGTTCAAGTCCAGCAGGGGCCACCAAATTTTAGCTTTAAAATCATATAATTAAGCCACCTTTCACGGTGGCTTTTTTGTTATCAAAATTCTTAGTGGCGATAAAATGGCGGTGTGTTTTGAGCTTTACCGTTCATACTGCGCCACTCTTCCCTTTGGACTGCAAATAAAAAACCCGCCGAAGCGGGTCTTTTAAAGCCAAAGTGTTCCTTGTAGAGATCTTTCTGGATGTGGTGGAACAGGAATTGTTTTGCCTGGGCACATGATGATCGCAGATACCGTTTCCAGCGACTTAAAAGTACAACCACAATTTATGTTCTGACATTGGTTGTATCTTTCTTTGGTATCAGACGTGACTTGATAACTGCTACGTGTATGCGCAGCTTGCTGGCAAATTGGGCAATTCATCATAGCAAAACACCTCAAAACGGTAATTGAATTCACTTTGTGTGAATTTAACTCTATTCCATTTCCAAGTCACTAATTTTAACCTCCAGTTCCAAGGAAGTAGTGAATCCACTTTCACTGATGCTGTTTGTTACTGTTGTGATAATCCAGTCAGCTTCATCAATCTGGCTTTTAAATCCATTGACCCTTACGGGTAATTCCGGGAATAAATCAGCGCGACCTTTTGCCAGCTGTATTGAGAACGACGCCGCACCACGCTGAATCCGCTCCCATGTTGTTTTAGCTGCCCGTTCGGCATTCGCCCGGTTCGCATAGGTCCGGCTCAACACCAATACGTTTTCATCAGTACCCACGAGGTATTCCCCTTGCTTGGGTTCTGGGGCTTTGGTTTCTTTGTTCGTGGTTTTGCGACGGCGGCGCTTCACCTTCACCGCTTCTTTTTTCTTTGGCTCTCGCGTATGAAGCCAGCTGGCTGTAACCCCGGTATAAGCGCCACGGTCAGCCAGGCTGAACCGATGGCCATCACCAACAGAACGGGTAATGGTCATGACCGGTAAGGGTCTGCCACTGGCGGTTTTACCCTGCCCCTGACGGATGAATAACAGATTGCCATTTTTGATGGCCGCTATGGCGCCATACTCTTTCGCCAGGCGCATCAGGAAACTACCGTCAGATTCATTGGTCTGGTCGAAATGTTCCACCGCTTGCGCTTCCAGTTCTTTACCCAGCGCTGCGGTGAGTTTATGGCGGGTGGCTATTTCATTCACCACCGCGCCAACGGTGGTTTCATGCAATGAACGCTCCCGCTTGATGTTCAGTGTTTCCCTGAAATCGGCACTGCGGCCACGAACGGTTAACCTGTCCGGGCTGCCAGAATGCTCAACCTCATCAATGGTAAACTTGCCCTTAACAATTAATGGTTCATCCTGCCAGCCCAGCGCCAGTGATAGCACCGCACCACGGCGCGGTAGCTGCAACTGACCATCAGCATCATCCAGCTCAATATCTAACTGGTCCGCTTCAAATCCCCTATTATCGGTATGCGTCAGTGAAATCAGGCGTTCTTCCAGTGAAGTTGTAATATCCTTATCATCCAGCGTCACCCGAAATGCTGGAATCAGAGCTGTGCCGGTCACAAAGCTAAAATCAGTCATGACAATAATCCTCCGGCCATATTTATTGCGCTATCTTTCAGTTCCGTAAGTTGCCCTGACATATCACCCAGCATGGAAGCCAGTGATTCATCTATACGTTTCAGGGTGAGAGTAAACTCAATCTTCCTGGGCGCACCATCACTGAAAAACTCGCTTTTCGTCAGATTGATACTTTCAATGACAAACATGCCGTAAATGGTTCCAGACCCTTCAATCAGCGGCCAGCCTTTACCCGTTGCAGCCATGAGTTGCAGAGTCAACATTGAAATACTGCCGCCTGTAATGAATGGCATTAACACGCCTGAAAGTGTAATGGTGTCGGTATCTGGCCCCAGAAACTGCAACGTTGGGCGTAAACCCACCCGGCTGTTGCTGGCATGTCGCCATTGTTGCTGGTACTGCAATTCCTGATACGGCACCGTTTTCAACGTAAAAACGAACATCCCCAGTGTCATCATCATGACTCAAAATCCCCCTGGTCTTTGTAGCTGCTACGCGAGCGTGCCGCCGCTTTGCGGTTATGCTCATCCAGCAGACGAGCTACTTCACGGGCAATATCTGTCGGGCTTTGGCTGGGCGCTGGATGAATGTTAATAATGGCCGATGGCGGGATTGCGGCCGTTGCCGTGCCACCGCTCTGCCGTGATGGCTGCACGCTTTCACGATACTCCTGAACCGGCAGGCTGAACGGGTGCAGGGGTTTTGCTGCAACCGGTGTTTCCAGACTGCCAAAGGCCAGCGCGGTGGCTCCGGCCAGTGCGGCGGTGCGGCGTCGGCTGGTAATGTTTGCCGGACCGTTCACCAGTTCCGGGCCATTTTCACCGACAATACCGAGCTGGCCACGCGGGATATAACCACCGGTGTCATACATCGGAATACCGGACGGTCGCGCACTCCATGCCACGGGTGAACCCGCACCACCCACCATTGGTACATCAGGCAGTTTTGCCGATGCAGCCTGCGCGTTAACAATGCCCAGTTTTTCCAGTAACCAGGAAACTCCAGATTTTAGTGTTTCCAGTGGACTCATCACCATGGCCAGCCCGTCCGCGAGGGACTGACCAAACCGCTTACCCATGGCGGCGGCGTTATCCAGTTCTGCGGCGGTTGATTTTACCGGCGTCAGCAAATCACTGAACCACCCAAACAGGGCTTTTACCTTATCCCCTATCCAGCCAAATACAGGCTGTAACGGTGCAAATGCTGCCATGATTGGCGCTGCGGCTGCGCTGAAACCCTCCACCACACCGCCCAAAAATGCCTTGATAGGTTGCCAGTATTTCCAGATAACCAGCGCCACACCTGCCAGAGCGGCAATAACCAGCGTAACGGGCGATAACAGCACACCCATGACACTACCGATAAACATCAACCCGGTACGCACCAGGCTGAGCGGTGAAAGTAAAAACGATAATGCACCACGCAGTAAGGTGAACGGCGTTCTGGCCAGCCATGAAATACCGCCACCCAGTCGGGTCACTGCCGAGATAACAGTGGGAATAAACCGGATGCCTAAAGTCTGCAAACTCAGACGCACCACTGCCATCGGACCAATGACCGCAGCAAACCCAATCATCAGCGCTCCACTGGCCACGGCAAGTGCCGCGACTCCCGCCGTCACTTTCATAATGGTTCCCGCCAGTTCTGGGTTGCGCTCCACCCAGCGGCGAATAGCGCCGGTGACGCGCTGGATGTTTTCCATAATATCCATCAGCGGTTCGCGCAGGGTTTCGCCCAGACCGCTCATCACGTTTTCCGTTCCGGCTTTAACCAGCATCCATTGCGCGGACAGGGAATCTTTATTGATATCGGACTCTTTTTGCATGGAGCCTTTAGCCCCTGCCCCTTGCGTCAGCTCCAGCTGGCGGCGCAGTTCGGTCAGGTTATTGGCGAGCTTAGTGGCGTCATCCCCATATTCTTTACCAAACAGCTGTGTCAGTAGCGGGGTCTGCTCCTCCGGTTTCAGCTTATTGACCTGTTCCAGCACGGTCATGATGGTGCCCATGGAATCGTTCACCATGGATTTCTGCAATTTGAACGGATCAAGTTTCAGTGTCGCTAAACCATCCTGAAAGCGATTGCTCTGAATAGAGGCAATGGACAATTCCCGCACCATGGCTTTGGCGGCGCTGGCGGCCACTTCCGGTGCCGAGCCTAACGTCAGGAATGTAGAGCCGAGTGCAGCGGCTTTCTGGTAGTCCAGACGGTTAGCGGTATCACCCATGCGTTGCAGCACATCAATGATATCTGCGCCTTTGGACATGGCGTTATCATCCAGATAGTTGATAACGTCGCCCAGTTGCTCAATGTTGCTGACAGGCACTTTGTACAGCTGCGCAATCTTGCCGAGGTTCTCAGCCAGCTGGTCTGCGGGTAATTCAAATGCAGTGGCCGCTTTTGCAGAGGTGGACGCAAAATCCAGCAGTTGTTTTTTCTGCTCGGCCCACGATGTCGCATTGGCTCCGATCCCCATACGGGCACCACCTTCAACCAGTGCCGCGTAATCTACCGCACCGTTCTGCATCGGCAGCTGTTCACTGGCGGTTTTAATGGCTGCCTGCATTTCATAAAATTGTGCCGTGCGGTTGCCGTTGTTATCGCGCAGACCATTAACCTGTTTCGCCACACCCTTCATGGCATCTTCCAGGCTGGCGTAGTCTTTCACCGCAGACACGACCGGCGCACCCATTGCCACACCCGCACCCGTCATGGCCGCACCGGCACCCGCCACACGGTCGCGCACTTCAAGTGTTTTGGTGTACTGGTTACGTGCGTTGGTCATTTTTCGCTGCTGTTCGCCAGCCCGTCGTAATCGGGCTTCATTCTCCGACAACTGACGGTTATAGCGTTCGGTTTCGCGGGTAATACGGGCAGTAGCACTGGCGCCATCATTCGCAGAAATACCAGCGCGGTAGAGTTCGGCGCGAACCTGGGCGGTTTTCGTCTGGAGTTTGCCCTGGCGTTCTTCCAGCCGTTGGACAGCAAGGCGCTGTTTTTCCAGTGCCAGCACCTGACGTTGTGATGGTGGACCGGATGCGCCCAGCTCCTGATTCATCAGGCTGGCTTTCTGGCGGGCGTAGTTGAGGCGGTCACCCAGCTTCTGGTTTTCTGCCTGGAGTTTCTTAAATCCCTCCAGTTTTGCGCTGCTCTGATTAAGCTGGGTTAAGGCATCGCGGGATTTTTTGACCGACGCGGCCAGCTCCTGGGTGCTGGCACGCGCCTGTTTAAACGGGCGGGTTAGTTTGTCGATGGCACTCATCACGACCTGCAAGCGCAGGTTACGGTCATTCATCAGTGGCGGCTCCGCTTCGCATAATGGCTTTATGCCGCCACGCCAGAACCTCCGTCAGTGACATTTCACCGGTTACAGCGGGCGGCCAGTGAAAGATGGTGGCGATATCTGCCACCAGGTCATCAACCGTCAGTTCTGTGGGGAATCCAACGTCACCGACTTCGGCAACAAAAAAGAGACTAACTCAATAGATAGCTGCAACAGGTCGGCAGGCTCCATCAACATAATTTCGGTTTTGGTCAGTGTGGGCGTGGTGACACGGGGCAGCACAATCATCATGGAATCCACATCCATATCCATCAGCGCCTGCAAGCGGGTGCCACGTAATGCGCCAGAGTTGGGCTTGCGGACAGTGATTCCCGTGATGGTCATTGCACCGCGCTGAAGCGGGTTATCCAGTTTGACGGTTGCCTCAGTTTTTGGCAGCTCGGTATTTTCGGTTGTGATAGCGTCGTTTTTCATGGTGTTATCCGGTTACGTAGGTAAAGGGTTCAGGCGCGGCAACCGCGCCCGTAATGATTACAGGCCAATCGCAGCGCGGTGTTCGGCAAGCAGGTCTTTACCGTCCACAACCCAGACCATGTTGATGGTGTCCACTTCGTAGAGCACTTCACCGTTCAGGGTCAGTTTGGCGTAGGTGTTGGTGCTGGACACTTTGGTGGTGGAGCTGTCGCCTTGCTTAAATTCACCAGAATCCAGTTCCTTATGACGACCACGGGTGACCAGTTCCAGCGCCTGCACTTCACCGGTATCATCGCGTTGCAGTGAGGCGGTAAATCGCAGCATGATGCCGTCAGCGGTGACCGTTCCCATCTGACGGAATAACAGCGCTTCCGTACCCCCAATGGTAAACTCGGTATCCAGTGCGCCATCATCCAGACCCAGACTGATATCCACCGAGCCGGGCATACCGCCGCCGCGATACTTCTCAAACTTTTCTGTCAGCTTCGGCAGGGTCAGGGATTCCACAATCCCCACCCAGTTAACGCTGTTGTTAAACAGGTTCAGATATTTAACTTTACGTGGCAGAGCCATTTATTCCCCTTAGCCTTTCGCCTGGCTGGTGAAGTCCATCAGATAGGAGTCGGTAATGCGCTGGCGTAACAACAGGTTTTCCAGCGGTGGAACCGGCGTGTAGTCGTAATCAATAGTGAGCTTCCCGGCCTTGAGGGTGTCTTTGTTGTTAGCGTCGTCGCTAATCCACGCATCACCACCCAGCAGATAACCCTGGGTGACCAGTTCGCGGAGTTTGGCGCGGATACCTTCGACAATGTCGCGGGCCAGTGACGGGGTCAGTGTCTGGTCCATGGCCCAGAAATGCGCCTCGGCCATGGTGTCCATCAGTACCTGCGCGGTGCGGGTGTAGCACTCAAACTGGAACAGTGGATCGGCGCTTAACGTACGCACACCCCAGAAGCGGAAACCGTCACGGCGGATCAGCGTGGTGACGTCTTTACCGTTGAGCAGACCGGCGTCGGTGTTCGGGTCCTGCAAATCCCAGAACACATCTTCTGAAATACCGGTCACGCCCTGCACGGTGACGTTGGACAGACATTTATGCCAGCCGGTCTGCTCATCAATCAGCGCACGCAGACCCAGCGCACGGGCGGTTGCCCAGGCAGTGGTTTCAGCGTTCTTTGCCGTATCCCAGTTGATGAAGTCAGGCCAGATAAGCATGGCTTCACGGTCACCGAAATTATCGCGGTAGTTCATGGCCTCCACGAAGTTGGCGCAATCCCACGCTGAAATGTAGGCAAAACCGCGCAGTTTTTTGGCAACAGAAATCAGTTCCGCTGCCACTGGCTGACTGTCCAGACCCGGCACACCCAGAATGCGTGGTTTTACCCCCAGCTTTTGCTGGGCGGTCAGCAGCGCTTTCAGCCCGGTAGGTGAACTGACCGCTGCCGATGCGGCGGTGCCATTTTTCACGACCGGCGTGTGTGCAGCATCCAGCCCCAGTAAAGGGCCTAAATCGGTTTCGCTGGTCACTGGCTGCGCGGCGGCCACTTTGGAATTCACACCAGTGGATACAGACGTAACAATGAATGTCCCGGCTGACTGGTTCCACGATACGGTAGCTCCGGTCAGTTTGGCGGTAACGGCCGCCGCAACAGCGGCAAGGTCAGCGGCACCGGAGAAATCCAGCCCGGTGATGGTTTTCAGTGCGCCATCAATCGTGATTTTCAGCGTGCCGTTTTTGACGGCATTGAAGCGGGCAATCAGCTTTTCATTTGAGGTCAGCGCGGGGCTGGTCAGCGTGCCTGAAGTGGCGGGGTCACTGCCGTTGACGGCCACGCCCGATACGGCGACCGGATTATGTGCGGCGTCCAGTCCCAGCAACGGACCGGCGTCGGTCACCACGTTGACCGCCATTGCCACACCGAGCATGGAAGCAATGCCGGTTGATGCCGATGCCATGATAAAACTGGCCCCGTTCCAGGCAATTGTAGCCCCGGAGAGTTTGGCGCTAATTGCGGCGGCAACGGCAGCCATATTGGCGGCATCTGTTCCGGCTGCGATACCGGTCAAATCCACATCTGCAAAGGTCTGCGTCTGGCCATCAACGCTGATTTTAAGAATGCCGCTTTTTACTGCTTTGAAGCTGGCAAAAATCAGTTCCTGCGGGGTCAATGCTGCACCAGTGAGTGAGGCTGATGTGGCAGGAGTGGCAACACCGGAAACCGCCGCACCAATTACATTACTGGTGGTTTCGGCGGCGTCCTGACCTTCTGCAACGCGTACCACCACAACCACAGGACTGGTCTGTGCGGCGATAGCGTCAAGCGCGTTATACAACGTGCCGCTTCGGCCAGCTTTCGCCATAGCGCTGTTGATATTGGTGATGAGTGCGACTTTGTTTAGCGGGAATGTTTCAGCGTCTGCATCATCAGCGGTGCAAACCATGCCGATGATACCCGTTGAAATTGTGCGGATGGTGCGCGTACCTTCATTGATTTCAATGACGCGTGCACCATGATGGTAATCTTGCATGTTGCGGCTCTCCTCATGAGGTTTCCGCTCCATGTTGCGGTCATTTCAGGGCCGGTTC